GTGTCACAGGTACATGGAACTTGGGTAATTATATTTTGGGTTCTTCTTCACTTCAAAGACACTATATTGATCTTGCTGTATCAAGTCCAAATATAGTGGTGTCAAATCCAGTTGGTACATTTGAAGCAGGTCAAAAGATTATATTCAGTGGTAATGGTTCTGGTAATGCTACTGCAACTGCTATTTCCGCAATTCCAAATAGTCTTACCGAATTTGTAATCAGCCCAAGAGTCACTATTACCGGTGATGGTGCTGGAGCACAAGCATATGCAGTAGTAAATACTGCTTCTGGAAGTGGAAATAGTATACAAAGTTTTGTAATGGTCAACCCAGGATCAAATTACACCAATGCAACTGTATCTATTTCAGATGGCACAAATGGCTCAGGCACTGGCGCACTTGTGGTTCCTTCAATTGGTCCCGTCCATGGACATGGATTTGATGCAGTTGAGGAACTTGGTGGTCGATATGTTGGCATTTATACCAGATTTGATACACTTGAAAATGATTCATTCTCATATCCTTCTCATGGATCTTACAGAACAATTGGAATTCTTACCAATCCAATATATCAAGATGTTATTGTGGATTTGAATGCATTTGACCGTGTAAAATTTGTAATAAGTGGTGCTGCCGGCACATATACACCAAATGAAGTGGTTATTAATGCAAATGCAAGCATACAAACTGGCTCTGCAAATCTTTATTCAAATGCAACAGGTATAGTTGTTTTTTCAAATAGCACATATCTTGAATTAAAAAATGTTCGTGGTACTTTCAGTACAACAAGCAATACTGCTAATAGATTATACGGTATTTCCTCTGGTGCAATAAGCACACCGGTGTCATTTGCAAATGCTGCATTTGTAGCCAACTCTTCATTTGCACAAGATGTTGTGACAGGCACCGTAAAAGATGTAATTACAAATAGTCGACTAAGATTGAATGAAGTCAGTGGTATACTTACAACAAATGCAACTATAAGTCAAGCATCTTCAAATGCTTATGCAAATGTGACCGCAATCTATACTTCAAATGGTCAAAAGAATGCTTCAACAAACTACGGTAGATACTTCAATCAAACCTTAAGATTGACTCTCACTTCAAATACTGGGAGCTTCCAAAACGGTGAAACTGTAACACAAGGTGGCGCTAACGGTTATCTTATGTCATCAGTTTATGAAAAAGATTTAATAATCAGTGGTGTGACCGGATCATTTTCAAATGGTCAACAAGTAGTTGATATCACTTCTGGTGCTAACGGCTATGTAATCTTTGCAAATTCAACATATTTAAAGCTCACTGGTGTTTCTAATAACTTGACATTTGGTGTTGGCAACTATATAAATAATAACTTAGGAGCTAATGCGCAAGTCACCGGTGTTTATCCTGTTCTACTTCTATCTGGTATTTCCGGTACCAATACATTTACCGCAAATTCTACTGATATCGTGGGTGGGACTTCTGCAGCACGTGGTCAAGCAACTGATAGTTCATTGATAACATATCCACAACTGGTGAAAAATAGCGGAAGAGTCATGTATCTTGAAAATATAGCGCCAATTAATAAAACACCAGATTCACAAGAACAAGTTAAACTAGTTCTAAAGTTCTAGAGGATTAAATGACACTTCAAATAGATCTTTCCCGTAAGCCATATTTCGATGATTTTGACGAAGAAAAGAACTTTTATAGAGTTCTCTATCGTCCGTCCACAGCTGTTCAGACTAGAGAGTTAAATCAAACTCAGAGTATACTTCAAGATCAACTTGATAAGTTTGGTCGATCCATTTATAAAGATGGATCAGTTGTTGAAGGTTGCTCATTTACATTTGATAATAATTACTTTTACGTAAAAGTAGAAGATAGATTTACCAACGGTTCTATTATTGAATCAATTAGTGATTTGGTAGGATCATATGTTCGTTCTGGTAATAGCACTAGCTATCTGGAATCTATTATAGTAAATGCAGCACCAGGATTGGAAGCTTTAAATCCAAACTATAATACACTTTATCTAAAGTATCTAAATTCCTATACGTATTCAAATGGATCTATAAAGTCTGAATATTCAAATAGTGATATTCTACAAATCTTTTCATCTGCAAATGTTGCAATTGCCAATGTTACAGTAGCAAATACTACCAATTCAACAGGTCGTGGCTATGCTATGACAACCTCTGAAGGTGTAATATTCAAGAATGGATTCTTTGTCAGAGTAGCGCCACAAACTTTAGTTGTTTCAAAATATAACAATATTCCGACAGACGTTTCAGTTGGCTTTGATCTTGAAGAAGATATTATTACAGCAGAAACTGATCCAACATTAGTTGATAATGCCGCTGGTTCACCCAATGAAGATGCACCAGGTGCACATCGTTTAAAGCTTGTTCCATATCTTTCTATTCGTTCCTCATCTGATATTACTAACACCGCAACATTCTTCTCCCTAGTTGATTTCAAGAATGGTCTACCTGTTACAATTCGTACAGACCCACAATATTCTGCATTGGGTAAAGAATTAGCTAGAAGAACATATGAAACAAATGGTGATTATGTTATCAATCCATTTGTTCTTACAGTAGAAAATAAAAGTTCTACTGATGCCAACAGTGCGTCATATCTAAATCTAGTAAGTTCACCTGGTATCGGTTATGTCAAGGGGAATAGAATTGAATTTCTCAATAAAAATGTAACAGATCTAAGAAAAGGTCTGGATACATCTACAATTGCAGCACAACAAATCACTGCAAACTTTGGATACTATGTTAACGTCGACGAATATTGTGGTGATTTCAATAATGATCAAATTGATCAAGTTGAATTACACTCAATTGCAAAGACCGCAATCACAAATAGAACTTTCTTAAGTACTGGTTATTCTTCTGCTTCAAAGATCGGTACCGCATTTGTTCGTGGTTTTGCTTATGATGACGGTACCCCTGGAACACCACGTGGCAAATATAGACTATATCTATTCAATATCAATATGAATTCAGGATTCAATTTTGCTGATGTAAGAAGTATCATCAGATATAACTCTGGTGTCAAAGCGGTAGCAGACTTGGTTCTAGACTATAACGGAACTTTACAGGCTTATACTGCAACTATTCAAGATAATGCAAATGAAATTATGGTCCATCCTTTTGGTCAAAAGGCCATTAAAGCTGATGGGTTTGCAAACGTTCAGTACATCTATAGAAATAGTTCCAATCAGCAGTTCAATACTTCTGGTAGCATGACAATTTCTGTGACAGCAGCAGGGACAGGTTCTGAGAATTTCTACTATCAAGGAACTCTTTCATCAGTTGCAGAAGAATCATTTGTTATTATTCCGACACAGACTAGAATTTCAAGTGCCAATCTAAGCGGCACAGTTGCAATATCATCCACAAGTGCAAATGTTGTTGGAACAAGCACCACATTTGCAACAGATTTTGTTGTGGGTGAATATATCAATGCCAATACTGAAACAAGAAGAATTAATTCAATTGTCAATAACACTTTGATAATTGTCGACTCTGCTTTCTCTGCTACTGGTTCTGGTAAAGCTTACTATAAAGAATTCCCTGCTGGTGTTCCAATTAACTTTGGAACTAACGGAAGAACAATTACTATTTCCGGTAATTCTGCGACATTGAATCTAAACCACAGTATCAATGCCACAATGCAATGTACTGTATATTACGATGTCAAACGTTCTGAAACAAAACCTGTTGGCAAGGTAATTCAAAGAGATACACACATTGCTATCTATACCGGTAATAATGCTGGTGGTACTACTGGTCCATGGTGCTTGGGAATTCCGGACGTATTTAAATTAAAACATGTTTACGTCGGAACTACAAAAGCAAATACAAATCCAGACATGCTTATTGACTTCAATCTGGATAATGGTCAACGTGATTCCTACTATGGTCTATCATATCTTTCATCAAAGAAACCGCTTGCCAATAATCAGTGGCTCCTAGTTGTTGTTGATAACTTCACATTAGATATCACACAAGGTAAGGGCTTCTTCACAGCAAATTCATACCCAATTGATGATGCTAATACCGCAAATACACAGGCAATTACAACAGCACAGATTCAGGTTTATAGTTCTATTGTGACTGGTAAGACATATGATCTAAGAGACTCACTAGATTTTAGACCATATGCCACAAATACTGCTGTTGCAAATGCTACTTCAAATACTGCCGCAACTGTAAATCCTGCAACTGCTGCCGCAACTGTATTTGCTGTGGATCCTGTAAATGGTTCTTATCTTCCTTCACCAGATCTACCTTATCAGTCAACAATTCAATATTATCTCCCAAGAAAAGATAGAGTAAGCCTTACTATTGGTGGGGATATTTTGGTGACAGAAGGTATTTCTGCACAAAAACCAATTGCACCACTCGAAGTGCCGGATACTATGACTATTGGTATCGTTGATATTCCTGCTTATCCTACTTTAACTCCTGGTGATGCTGCAATTGCAAGCCGTTATGATTATGCAGTTCAGTCTTCTATTCAACAGATCAAGCGCTACACAATGGGTGATATTGGCAAGCTTGCCAATAGAATTGATCGTCTAGAATATTATACTTCACTCTCACTAGTCGAACAAGGTGCTAGTTCACTTCTTGTAAGATCAAGCACAACAGGTCTAAATCGTTTCAAGAATGGTATCCTAGTTGACCCATTCAAAGATCATACAATTGGTAATACTAATAATCCACTCTATAGAGTTGCTATTGATTCCACCAGAGGTGAAGCAAGACCATTATTTTCTCAGGGCTTTATAAATCTATATTATGAAGATTCTGCATCAACTAATACCACAAAAACTGGTGATATTATTACACTTGATTACACTTCAGTTGTAAATCAAAGTCAGAATTTTGCTTCAAAGTCATTGAATCCTGCTGTAGGAAATCAATATCATTTCAGTGGAACTATGACGCTGGATCCACCAGGTGCTATTAGCGTTGACGTTACAAAAGCACCAGATGTTATTGGTGATCTAGATCTTTCTTCAAACTGGGTAAATATGCAGAGATATATCTCTGCAGTTTATGGTTCACAGTGGAGCAACTGGACAAATACTCTAACTCCTGCTCAACAAAGTGCACTTACCGCCTCTGCATTCTCCAATCAAGTTGTCACTACAAATGTTCAACAATCTCAGAACTATGGTCGTGATCTTCAGGTTCAGAATACTCAAAGTCTAGTCACAAATGGAAATTACGTCACAAACGTAAGCACACTTCCATATATTCAGGCGGTTCCTGTATTCTTTACCGCAAGAGGTATGAAACCAAGAACAACTCTTTATGCATACTTCAATAATATTCCTGTCACCGAATATTGCTATCCGTTGACTGTGTATACCGGTACTGTCACTACTTCTGGTGGTCATAAGAAAACCGATGATGGTCGCTTTGTCTTTACTGACAAGAATTCTGTGAATTATGCTTATAATAGTCTATTTGGCTATACATATCCTGCAGGTGGTTCACTACAAGCGGATGATAATGGAAATGTCTACGGTATTTTCTTCATTCCTGACTCCACATTTAGAACCGGTGAACTTGAATTTATTTTGACTGATGTTTCAAATCTTGCAAATCTTGTCAATTCTACAACTATATCTCGTGATACATTCTTTGCAACAAATCTATTTGTGCAAACCGCATCAAATAGTCAGATTAGAAATCCAACAATAAATACATCAGAACAGACAAATCAAAATTCACTAAATCAGAATACCAATACACCACCATCAAATGATCCTGTGTCTGCCACACCACCACCTCAATATATTGATCATCAACAATATACAGGTGCTGATGGTGGATGGGTGACAATTTTTGATTATTATACGGTATATACCGATGGTGGTGGATATGCAACTTACTCAGTATATTCAAATTATAATGGTAATCAGGATCTAAGTGCATATCAAGGTGGTGCTAATTAATGATTAACAATAAGGGTCTATAAACTAAATGAATCCTATAGCTCAAACTTTTATAGTCTCCGAGCCGGAAAATGGCGTTGATGCAGTATTTGTTACAGCAATTGATCTTTTCTTTAGAAGAAAATCATCAATCTATGGCATTGAACTTCAAATCAGAGAAACAGAAAACGGAGTACCAACCAAAAAGGTACTCCCATATGCTTCAAAGATATTACAGCCTAGTCAGATAAGCATTTCTGAGACTGCAGCATCTGCAACCAAATTTACATTTGATACTCCTGTAGTATTAAGAGCAAATGTACAATATGCAATTACAGTTTCACCAATTGGTGGCGATCCAAATTATGATATCTGGGTCGCAGAACTTGGTGCAAATGACGTTGCAAATCCAACAGTCCCCATTTATAAAAATAATCAACTTGGGTCTCTATTTGTTTCTTCAAATGATTTAAATTTCATTCAAAGACCGACTGATAATTTAAAGTATACGCTTTATACAGCACAGTTTAGTCAGACTAGTGGTAATGCAGTATTCAGAAATGCAAATAATGATTTTTTCCGTGTTCGTGATATTATCGGAACATTTAGACCTGGTGAACAAATCATGGTCTCAAATGGTTGGTTGGAACTTGCTGCATTAAATCTATCCGGCGCAAATGTCTTTACAATTGGTGAAATGGTATACCAAACATCAAGTGGTTCTTCACCAAATACAGCAGTTGGTAAGGTTTATTTTGCTAATACAACTGTTGTCAAAGTTTCAAATCTAGACGGTGCATTTGTAACAACCGGCAATACTACACTTGTTGGCGCCACTTCTGGTAAAACTTCTGTGATTACAGCTGCATATCAGAATGTTGTGACTACATCCGCAACAAATGTCATCACAGTTCCAGATCCAAGTTATTCAGAATTTGCAAATGGGAATTTCATTGCGATATTTACTGGATCAACTTCAAATGCTCAAATTCTACAAATCACTGCAAATAGCACAGTATCTCGAACTCTTACATTATCCGCTAATGTAAATTTCACAGATTCAGCCGCTAGAATTACAGCAGTTTATGCAAATGCAAGTCTTTATGGTTATCTAGCATCACAGACACGTTCTTATCCCGAATCAACATTTGTTGTTGGTGGTGTAAATTCAAACACAACTGTGAACTTTGCTAATACATCTGGTAAACAATTAATCGGTAGAGATTCTGGTGCTTCTGCTTATATTATCTCTCTGGTGGATATGTATTTTGATTCTGTAACTTCACAATTCACAGAAGCAAAACCAAGATTCACTGAAACAAATTGGGGATTCCAGGGTATTTCAAACACCAAGAATCTAGATGCATCTTATAATTCTGTCAGACAAGATGTGCCATATGAATTCATTGACAGACAGAGAATGCTTATGTCTAGAAGTAATGAACTAAAGGCATCACTTGCTATCGGTGGTACTGCTGGAACTAGTTCATTTAAAATCAAAACCGATATGACCACAGCAAATAATAAGAGCTCACCTTATATTGATACAATAAGAAATCATGCTGTATTCACACACAATATGATTTTCCCTGAAGTATTTCTAAATGGTACTGCACTTAATATTGCTAATTTGACTGGATATTTTGCTCTAGGTGATACTGTGTGGCAAGGAAATTCCACAACAAATACCACCGGTACTGTTGTTATGTCCAATAGCACATTTATTGCGGTGGCAAATCTTGCAAGTAGCAATACACAACACATTGCAGGATTTAATGTTGGTGCAAATATAAACTCCACAAATATTTCATCAAATGGTGTTGCAAATGTAACTGCAGTCAAGGTCTATAATGAGGCTTCATTCCCAACGACAGATCATTCTCGCTATATCTCTAAGAATGTAGTACTTGCTGATAAACAAGATTCTGAAGATCTTATTTGTTATCTTACTGCATATAGACCACAGGAAACAAATATTCTTGTGTATGGTCAATTTAGTTCTGCGGATGATTCCGATCCAATTGCTTCCAAGCATTGGTCTAGACTTTCTGAAAATACTATTTCTGTTGGATTATACAGCAGTCTAGTAAATAGAGATGATTATGTAGAATTAGTTTATGATCTACCAACTTCCATTCAACTTCAAAATAATAATGTCTCAACAAACACCAGCTCTGCAATTGTAAATTTTGTCGGTACAGCAGATAATTCTGGTATTAAACCAGGTGATTTTGTTTACATTAGAGATTTGAGTTATGGTATTACCGGTGTAAGTATTGCCGCAGCAGGTTCTGGATATGCAACTGGTGACCAAGTAAGAATAGATGGTGGTGTGCCTGGCATTTTAAATGCAAATGCAGTACTTAGTGTTGTAGCAAATGCAACTGGAAATGTGGTCGGTCTATCTGTAATATCCAAAGGTAGTTATCCAAATAATCAAAGCCTATCAGCAAATGCCACCGCAAATGTGACTGGTACAGGATCAGGACTTACACTAACCGTAAGCACACTACAGTATGAACAATCTACAAAATTCAATGTGCGCAAAGTTATTTCAACTCCAAATACATCCTCAATTATTCTAAATTCAAATAATTCTTTTGTGACTGGTAATTCTACTATTGGCGCTGGTGCTATTGGTGTGATTCCTGGCCTTGAAACTCAATATGGTGCATTTAAATATGCAAATAACGAAGGTATTATAAGATATACTACTGCAACAGATCAGGTATTTGATAGTTATAAAACTTTTGCTGTAAAGATTGTTCTTGTTTCTAATAATTCTTACATCGTACCAAGACTTAATGATATGAGAGCCATAGCGCTGCAAGTATAATGGAATACTTAAAAGTAAAAGACCACAGAGGTATTGTGCGCCAAAAGGCTTCTAGTGCAATATTAAATGTTGATACTCAATCTCTCCTCCAATACAAAGAGGAGAGATCTAGAATCAATAAATTAAATAATGTATACGAAGAAAATAATAGACTTAAGAATGAATTAAATGAGATTAAATCTTTAATCCAAGGATTATTAACTAGATGATAACTATTTCACCGGTAATTAATACCCAAAGTTTTGGCGTTTGGCTTGAAAGAACAAATCAAGTCATTAGTATCATTTCGCAAAATACTGTCACAGCGGATTCTAGCACCGGTGGCTCACTTACCACTGGTAATTCTTATGTCAATGGATATTTTGGTGCCAATTATGTAATAGTAAATACTGCACTTCGAGGTGGTAATCTCACCACTAGCGCCACACTTCCTATTACATCAAATGCAACTTTTAGCGGCACAGTAAATACTTCTGGTCTAGTTAGTGCACTTAGTGGTATAAATGTAACCGGCACTGCAAATGTAAGTTCAACACTAAATGTCGGTGCAAATGTTACAGTCAATACCACACAGATAAACGTAGGAAATTCAACTGTTAATTCTGTTGTTGCTCCTACTCAACTAGTAGTGGCAAATTCTACTAATACCGCAACTTTAACTCCAATCAGTTTGACCATCGGAACTACTGTAGCAAATACTACAACTCTAGCAGTTGGCACAACTACTGTTAATTCCAGTCTAGTAAATACAACTGCAGTCAATGTTACAGGTCAAGTAAACAGCGCCACTTTATTTGCTACAACATCAGCAAATGTCGGTGCAAATGTTCAACTTACTACCAGTCAACTCTCACTTGGTAATTCAACTGTAAATGCTCTTGCTAATTCCACCACAATTCGAATTGCTAATTCTACAAATACTGCAACTCTAACTCCAGTTAGTATCACACTTGGTACTACTGTGGTGAATACTACAACAATTGCACTTGGATCTTCATTTACTGCAAATAGCACAAGAGTTGTTTTAAGCACCGCTACCGGTCTACAAGCAAACGGTACTATAGGTACTGCAGGTCAATTCCTGCTTTCAAACGGCACTACTGCTTATTGGAGCACTGTAACAACTGGATCTGTCACATCAGTTGCTTCTGGATCAGGTTTAACTGGTGGTCCTATCACATCAACCGGAACTCTTTCAGTTCTTGCAAATTCTGGTATAATTGCAAATACTACTGGTGTCTACGTAAATCCAAATACCGGTATCGTAGTGAATACCTCTGGTGTTTTTGTAAATGCAACTTATATCGGCACACTATCTGCAAATAATGCAACTTATTTAAATGGACAATTAGCATCATACTATACAAATGCTACAAATATCACTACCGGTACTTTGAATACTGCTAGACTTCCTGCTACAGTAAATGTTGCTACTCTTCTAAATATCGGCGCAAATGTAAATATCAATACATCTGCTATATTTGTGGGCAACTCTAGTTCAAATGTGATTGCTAATTCGTCAACTATTGCGGTAGGTGCCACAACGGTTAATAGCACCGTAATCAATGTTGGTTCTGTAAATACAAATCTTCTTACAGTGTCTGGAAATGCAACATTCTCTAGCAATGTCAATCTTACTTCCGGTCTGCTTACAGTAGCAAATAATGCTACATTCTCTTCAAATGTTTCAATTGCAAATGCTCTATTAATTGATGATACTCATTATACATCAAATACTTACACATTTAATAATTCTACTGCACGTGCAACAATAGATATTTTTGATACGGCATCTTATAGATCCGCAGAATATCTAATTCAAGTTACAGACCCAACAACCACACCAAGATCATATCAGATAACAAAAATGACTGTTATCCATGATAATACAACCCCTTACTCAACTGAGTATAGCAATATTTACACAAATATTCCAATGGGGACTTTTGATGTGAATATTGATACCGCAAATAATTTTCAACTTAGATTTACACCTACAACAGCAAATTCTGTTGTCAAACTTTCTAGAAAATCCATTGCGGTTTAATGGAGATAAACAATGGCTGTAAAAACTAACTTAGTTATTGATCAAGGCGCTGATTTCAATTCATCTTTTACATTTACGGACGAATCAGATGAGCCCATTGATTTTACCGCATTTACTGCAAATTCACAAATAAGAAAAACTTATACTTCTAGTACGGCATACAACTTTCAAATTAGTTTAACCAATAATGGAATAATCACTCTTTCAATGAATTCCGCAACAACTTCAAATCTTTCTGCGGGAAGATATGTATATGATTTGGAAGTTGAATCATCTGGTGTAAGATCTAGACTGGTTGAAGGTACAGTAATTGTCACCCCACAAGTAACTAGATAAAATATTGTCTTTTTATAAATAAAATAAAAGGGGTTATAAATGGCTGAATCTAATTTTACCGTAAAGAATGGAATAATAGTAAATACCGCATTTACTGCCAATTCAACTGTGCTTCAAGCAAACGGTTTGACTGTAAATTCTACTGTTGCTACATTCTCTGGAAATGTCAGTGGTACTCTAATTACCACATCACAACCATTTATTACCGCCAATAATGCAAACTACGTACGTGCAAATAACGGTATCACATCAAATGCTTCCGGTGTATTTGTCACCCAAGGTACTGGTGTTGTAGTAAATACTACTGGTGTCCATGTAAACTCTTCATATATTGGCACTTTGACAGCAAACAATGCCAATAATTTAAACGGCCAGCCTGCGTCATTTTACACTAATGCTACAAATATTACCACCGGCACACTAGACACCGCTAGACTTCCAGCCACCATAAATGTTGCTACTGCTGTAAATGTCGGCGCAAATATAAATCTTACCACAACTAGAATTAATGTTGGCAATTCAACAGTTAATACTTATATTACACAAACTGATGTTGATTTACCATATGCAGTTCTTGGATCCGCTACTTTAACAACTTCCACAACAACTGCCAATCAGACTCTAGATCAATTTGCATTTGCAGACTTTAAAGCTACCGAATACCACATTTATATTTCATCTGGTACTTCATTTCAATCATGTAAAATTGCGGTATTAACCGACGGTACTACCGCTTATTCAACTGAATATGCTGTTTTATTGACTGGTTCTTCATTGGCTTCATTTGATGTGACAATCAGCGGTGCAAATGTAGTTCTTAGAACAACTCCAGTAAATGCAGTGACAACTTATAAACTTTTTAAAAATCTAATAAACGTTTAATTAAACATTTAAGCACGGGGATAGTGAACCGATGTCTATACCACAACCTGCCATAAGTGTGAATTTTGTTCGCACACCAAATTATCTAGATTCTAGAATTACTTTTACTAGATCTACAAATGCTACCTTTGTCGACAAAAATCGATTAATTGCTACTGCAAATGTTGATGTGCCTAGATTTGAATATTCATCTGCAAATGGTATATTTCTTGGTCTTTTAAGTGAAGAACAAAGAGTCAATTATATACTCCAAAGTGAGAATTTTTCAACCACTTGGTCTACAACTGATATCACAGTTTCAAATAATTCAATTATGGCACCTGATGGTAATATTACCGCCGATCTTCTAACAGAAGGTACTGCTAATACTGCTTTGATAAATCAATCAGTGACAGTCCCAACTGCTAATCTAGGTGCTGGATCCATTTTTCTTAAAGCAGGTCCAAATACTGGTGTGACCTGGGTTAAAGTATTTGTGTCTGGCATTGGTGCAAATGGGGCAGCCGCATGGTTTAATTTAAGTACCGGCGCACTTGGATCCAATTCTGTAACCGGCAGTGGATCTCAACCAATTGCAGTCATTGATAGTTTTATTGACGGATGGTATAGATGTAGAGTTTCAGCAAATTGTCCTGGTGAAACTACTTTAAATCTAAGTTTTCATTCTGCTGCAGCAGATGGTTCAAATACTAGAGTAAATAATGCTACATATTATGCTTGGGGTGGTCAATTGGAAAATGCTAGATTGTCTACCAGTTATATTCCTACCACAACCGGTACTGTAACTAGAGCAGCAGAGAGAATAGCAATTGAAGGTAGTAACTTTACTAATGTGTATAATACAAAAACCGGTGCAGGAAGTATAGTATTAAATGTAACACTCCCACCAGAATTTGCTCTTGATGATACATCACGTGATTTTATCGGTGTGAGTCGTTCTAATAATTTTACTAGATCTATCTATTTGACGCAATCAAATGCTACTTCTTATTGGACAGTTGGTGCATCTGGTGTATATGGTACAAATATTGCGGCAGGTCAAAATATAATCGGATTGTCGTATAGCACAATAAATAATTACGTTCGTGCATTTAGAAATGGCCCTAACGGAAATACATCAGTCTTAGGAAATTACACAAAAAATATTACAGCCAATACTGCAGGTGTAAATGCCACAGCAGACGTAATCTTGTTAACAAGCGCTAATAATAATTTTTTTGTTGGTGACCGTGTCTATTATCGTGTTCCAACTGGAAATACCGCTATCGGTGGACTTACTGGAAATAATTACTATTATATTTCATTTTCAAATAGCACAGCATTTGCTCTAAGTGCAACATCAGGTGGTGCTAATATAGATCTAACGGAAGCAAGAACTACCAATCCAGGTGAAACCCATAACATGATCTTAAATGTAGCAATTCCATATGATAGAATTTATCTTGGTTCACTATGGTCATTTGGCACTAGTTCTGGTCTAAATGGACACTTTAAAAAGTTTGCATATTATCCGACTCAATTAAGCAATACTCAAATGCAAGCAATTACTTCAATTTAAGGATATTATTATGTTTGATTATTACATCAAAGAAAAAACAAAAAAAGCTTGGGTAAATAATGCAGTACTTGATGGTGTTCTTACCCAAGGTGATGATGGGGAATATTATTCAAATTATGATATAGATATTATTGGCGCCATTTCTGGAGTCACTGGATATCACGTAAATATTAGATCTCGTGAACCTTTAGAACTTAAATATCTTACCACAGTAGAAAAGCCAAAGACACCGACACGTGTCTGGTTATAAATAATAAAAATTTCAATTTCGGGGACAGGGAACCGATAAATGGCCGAATCTAATTTTACCGTAAAAAATGGATTGGTGGTAAATACTTCATTTACCGCCAACTCAACAGTATTACAAGCAAATGGCTTGACTGTAAATTCTTCACTAGCAAACGTAGCAGGTGCTGTTCGTGCTGCAAATCTTACTACAACTACAAATACTGCAACATTTGGAACAGCCGCTTATGTAGTCGCTGGTGGTAATGTAGGTATTGGAACTTCTTCACCAGATGCTAGACTTGCAGTTTCAGGCACAGCTAATATTTCTGGAAATGTAGTGGTTGGTGGAACTCTAACTTCTGCAAATCTTACCACAACTACAAATGTTATCACTATCGGTACTTCTTCCTATTTTGTCTCAAATGGTAATGTAGGTATTGGAACTTCTTCACCAGATGCTAGACTTGCAGTTTCAGGCACAGCTAATATTTCCGGAAATACCACAATTGCCGGCATTTTAACTTTAGCAAATCTAAATGTTGGTAATTCTACAGTCAATGTGACTGCAAATTCCACTGTTATCACTATCGGAAATACCACAGTAAATGCTACCATCAATTCAACTGCATTCTCTGGTAGAGCAAATACTGCTAATACTGCAAATACACTAGTCAATACGGAAGGTGTTGGAATAGAACCTCTTCAGCTCCCAAGAGCAATTGATTTGGGTACTGCAGCATTTGTTGATATTGATGCACTTTATCAAATTAAAGCAGCAAATACTACAACATTTAGAAGTCTCCAAAGCAGAGAAGCTGATATTATCAATATTCTTGATTTTGGTGCTGTAAGTGATGCTCAGACTGCTTATAGCCAAGTCACATGTGATTTTGGATCAAACGTCATTCAGTTTTCAAATAATCTTTTCACAAATAATGACGTAGGAAAGATTATCGGTATCACTCGTGTAGATAATAGAAAATCAGTATCATTTAATGCAAATACTGATGTTGATAGTGCACTTGATTCTATAGCAATTTCAGAACAAATATTTAAGGTCGGTGATTCTGCACTTTATGAAGTAAGTGCTGGAAATACTGCAATTGAAGGTTTACAACCAAATAAAAGATATTATGTAACCTTTGCTAATAATACACATCTAAAACTTGCAAAATCAATGATTGCACCTGCAATCCAAATTTCAAAAGGTGCAACTGAAGCTGGTCATACTTTATCTTTAATTAAGAGAGAAATTTCTTTCAATGCAAATGCAGCAGTGGTTCCCGCCACAAATTCCATTTTACTTGGATCTGCTAATCAGTATTTCCAAAATGGTGATTCAGTTTATTATCAAGTTGATGCTGGTAATACAGCAATCGGTGGTCTTACTGCTAATACCTTCTACTACGTAGTGGGTGCAAATTCCACAAGCATTCAGTTGGCAACAACTAGAGGTGGTACTGCAATTGCACTTACAAAAGGTTTAACAGAAACTGGTCATTCTTTTTATAGACCATGGACACCATTTATTCAATATAGTACAATTACAGCTGTAAATGCTGCTAATAATATTACCGTAACTTCAACTGTATCCAATGCATTTGGTCAACAATTTGGTGCTATTTTCCAAAGTAATTGTGGTATAGTTTGGGGTACTGATTCTTATAACGGTCTAGCAAATGCTTTCTCTAGAGCAACAAGTCTAGGTGGTGGCACCGTTTACGTACCATCTGGTAACTATGTTTACGGCCGACCACTATATATGGGATCCAATACAGCATTTATTGGTGATGGTCCTTCATCTATTCTTTACAGCGCTGGTCATACAGGTTCACAAGGTGATGGCGCAGGCGCTATGATAACCAATATCAACGGTTATTATGCAAATGGTCTAAGCAAGAAAACATACACATCATTTACATCGACTTTTCCAGTAAATCAGATTGATCAAAATTTAGTAGTACGTGATCTTACTTTCAATCAGATTGGTGGTGTTGCCGGTGGTGCTGGTAAAACTATTTGTTTTATTCTTGCTAAAAATATTAAAATTGAAAATTGCTATCTAGAAGCACCTACCATTGTAAAAGACTTTATCTCACTAATCGGTTGTGATAATATCGACGAAATAGGTAATTTTGCTCGTGGTGTGCAAATCATGCACGATCACTGGGGTGGATGTTCTTCTCTACGTATTATGCGCAACGTTGCAGAAACGAAATATGATAACGGTCTGCAAGTAATTAATCTTAATGCACAAGGCACTGCAGCAACTGATTATAATAAATCACAGAATATAATTTGTTCTGATAATATTCTATTCATGAATGGCGGTCTTGAAACCGGTGGTGGTCATACTGCTATTTTCTTAGATGGTCTACAAATAGGAAGTCCAAGTGAAAATTATGTAATTGAAAATAATACTATCATTGGAAGTTCTGGTTATAAAAATGCTGGTATTATCGGCCGTGGCGCCGGCGGTAAGTTCAAAATTTCCGGTAATAGAATATACAATATTGGATCTAGCTCACCTCTGCTTCCAATCCTAATTGGATCTAGAGCAAATAATAGTACATTTACGCTATCAAGCAATCAGGTGTTTACTACATCTGGCAGCAATGTGGTGGTTATTAATACTGGAGCACATTATCTAACAAATAATGCAGTTGATAATGGCGCTTGGTTGAAAGTACCAAATATCGGAACTATTAATGGCATTAATTTTAATGGTGAAGGCGCAAATAGCTATCTCAAAGTTGCATATGTTCAAAATACAACCGCAGTGGCTGTATATGCACCTTCAGCTGCTTCAAGCACCGGTAACGGAACTTCAACAAATGTATCCGGATATAACTGGTGGTTTGGCACTCCTCGAGGAAATCATATAACAGAAAATATCATCATAAATTCACCTTCTACTGATACAATCATTCAGAGTTCTAGTAGAAATACTATTATTTCTGATAATATCGTTGACTATGATGAGCTATATAATCTTCAATATGAATCAGCCATTAAAATAACTTCATTTTTCTCTGATTCCATAGATCACACCATTTCAAATAATAGACTAAGAGCAGGTTCAAATACATATGCTTCTGGTACATGGTCTGGTGATGGTAGAATTGCATGGCAAAGTACAATCACACCACCTCTAATCATTGACTATAATCATGAAAACAATAGAATAGCGGTCACAGCAAATGTATTTTCTGCAAATATTTCCGCAAATACAGCAACTGTCACTAATTCTAGACGTCTAAGTGATATCATATCAGAAGTTTACAATGTCAAAGATTATGGTGCAGTTGGTGACGGAAATACAGATGATAGAGCCGCAATTCAGCGTGCAATTGATGCCGCAGTAGCGTCTGGTAAAGCTGCATCAGTTTATATCCCATCTGGTAGTTACAAGATCGGAAAAACAGCAAATACCGCAGGTATTGCAGATACCCTAGCAACAAATGGTTTGATTACATATCCTAGTGTAAAGATTAGAGGTGAGCAGGGATCCACAACCCTTCTTGCCGGTAATAATGATATGACAATCATTGGTTATAGAAATCTAGGCACATATCAATTAGCTAATGTAGTCTCAGCAAATGTTTCTGGCACAACAGGCACAATCCTTTTTGATTCTGCTCATGGACTTACCACAAACAATACTATCCGTTTGATTGACTTTGCTCCAGCTGGCTGGAATGCAGATAGTCTTTACACCGTCACAGTTGCAAATTCCACAGCCGTGACCGTCACAGTTCCTTCAGGTCTAGCAAATGCTACTTCAATGGGTACTGCTTGGTTTGCAAATAATGGTAACGATAATAATGGCGTATCAAATTTCTACGTAGAGAATATCAACTTCTCTAGTGCACTTGATACTTCAAATGAATTCTATACAAATTGTACCGCTATCGCACTTATCGGTGATGTAGCACAAAGCAATACCACAGTTTACAGCCCTACTGAATCTAGAATTGCCACTGTAAATCTAAAAGATATCTATATTTCAGGTCTTAGAACTTATAGAAATGGTATCTATCTAAGATATTGCGCTGGTACTACTATCAATAACATAAAAGTTCAAAGAGCTTTTAATGGCTTTGTGATTGATCGTTGCGGTGATACAGACTTCTCCGACTGTGAGGTTTTTAATGGTATCACTTGGTATCCAAATAATACTGCTACTGAAACAGGTATAGTATCAATAACTCGTTCTGGTGCCACTGCTCCACAGACTGCAACTATCACATTCAATAAAAAGCATGGCTCTAGAGTCGGCGATCAAATTAAACTTCACAATTTTGATACTATCGAATGGAATCAAGAGGCGGATGTAACAAATAATCTATTCATTGTGACAGCTGTCACAGATAAAACAATTACATTCAATACTGCACCAGCTGGTGGAACACCGCTTCCTGCTCCAGTTGTGGGATCTGGAGTAATATATTCTATAAACAACGTTGGTTATAGAATTATTGGTGGGCCATTTGCTTATGACGAAGGCGTTCGTATGGTGAATACAAACGTCAACGGACAAGCTATTGGTCTATGGGTTCTTGGTCAAGAATGGGGAACTGCAGCATCCTGTTCTTTCTCCACTTCATATGGTGGTGCTGCTATTTTCCAAGGCCTTTCATCCACACTAACCACCGCCAATTGGCGTTTGACTGCTTGTGATTTCTCCACTTCATATCCATCTATTTCTGGTGATGTGGTCGTGGGCAATCCAACCAAGTCTGGTGTTCTTGTTGATGAAAATTGCTTCAATATTCTATTCAGTTCTTGTTATTTTGCTTTGAGCAAATACGGTGCTGCAATTTATGGTAAAGAATGTTCTATTGTTGGAAGCTACTTCCTAGCAAATTATGATGGTGATATTCTACTATCTAATGCTAGAAGTGTAACTTTAGCAGATAATATCACTTCAAGTGCTGCTGTCACATCTGCTAAATTTAATGCCAATAGCTCAGTTAATAGCACAGCTGATTCAATTTTCCTAGGCTGGACAAATCAAAATTTTGCAAACGGGGATTATGTATATTATACAGTATCCACCGGAAATACCGCAGTATCTGGTTTGACTGGAAATAGCTATTATTATATCGTTGGTGCAAATACCACTGCTGTTAAACTGTCTACTACTTCTGGTGGTGCAGCAATTAATATCACTGCTTCTGCCACATCTGAAAATGGCCATTTCCTTACAACAATAACATCTGCTGCATCCGGAACAGGATCCAGAACATTTTCTATTGCAGAAACTGGTGAATGTATTGGCAATATCATCGTAGGCAACAAATACGTATCTCAGGTCACAACACCTACAAGAACTACTATTTGGAAGAATAATGCCAATATCTTTGATGAAGATGGCACAAGCAAAAAAGTCAAATTAGCCGTAGGAACATCTATGGTCTATTCTGGCTTTGGCCCACAGTATTTTATTGCAAATAGCACATTTGTAAATCTAACAAATGATTCAATTCAGCTCAATACTACTTCTCTTGGAGGTTGGGCTGCAAATGATATCTTTACAGTAAATGATACTGTATATTATAGATCTTTTGCAGAACAGGGAAATGTGCCACTTGGTGGTCTAGCAAATGTTGGCACTTACTATATTTCATTTGCAAATGCAACTCACATTGCTCTTGCAAATACACTAGGTGGTGCAAACATCAATCTGACTTCTGTGCCTTCTGGATCACAAGCACACTATATCTACCCAAACGAAGATGCATTTGTCCAATATAGTGCTGATAGACAAGCAATCATTGGTAAAAATAATCAGATTACTATAAGTGGCAAAACTTCTGATATTACAGTAGGATCTGGTAGTGGTGCTGGTAATACTACACTAACTGGTAATACTGTAGTACTCACAAGCTATTCCAATACTTTGATCACAGCCGCAAATGCAGGTGCTTATGTCACCGGTAATACCACTGCTCAACTTACTGCTCAAGGAACAAATGGTAATGTAGTTATTTCGGCCACAAAAAATGTTGATATCAGTTCCACTTCTGGGAATGTGTTTATCTATGCAGCAGGCGGTCAAGCAAATGTTTATATTGCCAATTTGGTTTCCATCACTTCCGTAACAAATGCTATCAGTCTTGTATCTGCTGGGAATATCACTATTCAACCAAGTACAGGTATAGTAAATATTCCAGGAACAAGTCAACTACAAATCAACGGAATAAAAGTTGTAGGAACTAGAGGCGCTGCAATTGCAAACGCAATTACCGGTGCTAGTGCCACCGCAAATAATGCTGCAAATACTGTGAATTTAATATTGGAAGCTCTTAGAACTCATGGTTTGATTGCACCATAATGGTGAATACCGGAGATAATAAATGACAGTAAATATAAAGCTTGCAAGAGTAAATGGGACTTTAGTTCCATATCCTACAAGCGCACCCACTATAGTTTCAACTGCAATAAATGATTTAAGTTTATATTCTAATACCAGTTCTGTATTAGCTTATGATGCTATCACCTATGCAAATGCAATAGCATATGTCGATGGTAAAGCATTTGTAAATACAAGTCAGTTGTCTGGTAATCTAGCAAACTACCAGACAACTGCTGGTCTGTCAGGCAACGTTGCTACTTTAACTGCAAATAATTCTACATTTGCATTTGAAAAAACCGAAAACAGTTTAAATGTAAACAGCGCTTTGATAGCAAATTCAAGTGTCTATCTCGGTTCTGCAAACTTACAGAATATTGAATCAAATATAGTATCAAATTCTGCAACTGCATATGCAAATTCCGTATCCTATGTAGATGGTAAAGCATTTGTAAATACAAGTCAACTTTCTAGCAATCTAGCAAACTATCAGACCACTATAGGATTGGCTTCAAATGTAGCATCATTGACTGCAAATAATTCTACATTTGCTTATGGTAAAACAGAAATTAATTTAAACGTAAATAGTGCATTAAATGTAAATTCGGCTAGTTATCTAGAATCAGCAAATCTAAGTAATATCCAGACTTACATTACCACAAATGCATCCGCAGCTTATACTAATGCAGTATCTTATGTCGACGGTAAATCATTTGTAAATACAAGTCAACTTTCTAGCAATCTAGCAAACTATCAGACCACAGCTGGTCTATCTGCAAATGTTGCAACTTTAACTTCAAATAATTCTACATTTGCTTATGGTAAAACAGAAAATAATCTAAATGTCAATAATTCTTTATTTGCAAACTCAAGTGTCTATCTTGGTTCTGCAAACTTAAGCAATATCCAAACATTTATAACTACAAATGCTAGTGCTGCTTACACCAATGCAGTATCTTATGTAGATGGTAAATTATTTGTAAATACATCTCAACTTTCTAGCAATCTAGCAAACTATGCTCTTTTGACTGGTGCCATATTCAGTGGAAATGTTCGCACCCAACAGAGTGCACAAGTTGATGGGAATTTAGTAGTATCCGGTAATTTGACCGTGACTGGAAATGTCACAGTCATCGGGGCAAATAATTTGTCTGTTGTTGATAACATGATATATCTAAATTCTAATAGTACTAGTGCAAATCCGGATCTAGGATTTGCCGGCAATTATAATGACGGAACTTATCAACACACCGGATTTTTCAGAGATGCATCTGACGGAATCTGGAAAGTATTTGATAGTTATCTTCCGGAACCGGATGCTTCACCTTATATTGATACAACTAATTCTTCTTTTCATATTGCAAATTTCCAAGCAAATATTCTATATGTGGGAAATACCACAGTATATTCAACTGTAAATACCACATCATTTAGCGGCACTTCAAATAATTCTACATTTGCATTTGGAAAAACTGAAAATAATCTAAATGTCAATAATGCTCTTACTGCAAACTCAAGCACTTTTGTTGGTACTGCAAACTTAAGCAATATCCAAACATTTATAACTACAAATGCTAGTGCAGCCTATACAAATGCGGTGGCATATGTCGACGGTAAATCATTTGTAAATACAAGTCAATTATCATCAAATCTAGCAAACTATCAGACTACAGCTGGATTGGCTTCAAATGTAGCAACTTTAGCTGCAAATTCTGCTGGATTTTTAGGAAATTCTACCGGTACTATATCAAATATTTCCACTTGGATTACCAGCAATTCTGCAACTGCATATACCAATGCTGCAGCATATGTGGATGGTAAAGCTTATGTAAATACAAGTCAACTTTCTAGCAATCTAGCAAACTATCAGACTACAGCTGGATTAGCATCTAATGTAGCTACTTTAGCCGCCAATAGTTCAACTTATGCTAATGCTTCAATAACAAATACATTTACTATCGGAACATCAACTTACTACGTTTCAAATGGTAATGTCGGCATAGGTACCGCTTCACCAATTACTAAACTTGATGTAGCTGGTCAAATTAGAGCTTATAATTCTAAATTTGCGAACGGTGCTACTGGAACAAATCTTATTTTAAGAACAAACAGTATTGTTGGTGAAACAGCAGCTCTTACCTTCTATAGCACTTTTGCCACCGGCACCGATGTTAACCCAAGAAGATCTTCCGATATCACTTCTGGTTATAGCACTGGCACATGGGGTAATGAATATCTCTCGTTTAATGTCGGAACAGGTGGGGTAAATGATAATGCAAATACCACCACTGAAAGAATGAGAATAACAGGTACTGGTAATGTAGGTATTGGAACTTCTTCACCGGATGCTAGACTTGCAGTTTCAGGCACAGCTAATATTTCTGGAAATGTGGTTATTGGTAGTGCTTTAACTTCTGCAAATCTTACCACAACTACAAATACTACAACAATTGGAACTGCTGCTTACTTTGTTTCAAATGGTAATGTTGGTGTGGGAACAAATACCCCAGGTGTAAAACTTTCAATAATTGCACCTGTTAATACCCATATCCTACAAATCGGTGGTAATTCACAGGGAAATCTACCAGGGCCTCTTTTTGGTGGTTCTTTCAGTTATAACTATTTAGCAGGTTTTCGTGATTTTGGTTTATGGAATAATGATACAACACCTCCAACTATTTCATTTGGTTTTTATCAACTTACCAGTACAAATACCTATAGCAATCTTATGTTTATTACTTCTGGTGGGAATGTAGGTATTGGTACCAGTGGAGTTGTAAATGCAAGACTTGCAGTTTCAGGCACTGCTAATATTTCTGGAAATGTTGCAATTGCTGGTGTCACAACTTTTAGTGCAAATATTATTCTTGGCACTTCTGGTCTATCCGCTAATGGTGGGTTTGGAACTGCAGGTCAAGTTTTAACAAGCAATGGAACTGCAACATACTGGAATACCGCAGCATCTGGTGGTTTTTCAAATGGTCAATCTATATCAGTAAATAATTTTGTTATAACTGGAAGTTTTACTGCAAATAATTCCAATGGAACTGCAGGTCAAGTTTTAACAAGCAATGGAACTGCAACATACTGGTCTGATACATCTGGTGGTATTTCAACTGGTAAAGCAATAGCAATGGCAATGATTTTTGGTTAAAGGTATCCGATAAATGGCAAATCCAAATATAGTAAATGTAACTAGCATTTTAGGAAAAACTGCAGTTGCAAACTTAAGTACAGTATCAAGTAATATTGTTACAAATAGTGCTGGCAGCAATACAATTGTTAAAATTAATACATTATTAATATCAAATATCAATGCCACCGCTACATTTGATTTCTCTGCAAGTTTATTTCGTAGCAGTGTAGATTATTCTCTTGCTTCTACAATAGCAGTCCCAGCAGATGCATCTTTAGTAGTTCTTTCAAAAGATACCGCTATTTACTTGGAAGAAGGTGATTCCATCAGATGCACAGCTTCAGCTAATAATGCTATGGTTGCAGTATGTAGCTATGAAATAATCAGCTAAATATGAGGATTTAATAAAGTGGGTTTAAATTCTTTAAATGGTGGTATAATCGGAAAGCTTAATACACCGAATACTTCTGTAGCATCCGGTGTGTGGTCACTACCTAGACAGTTTTTGAGTAGAACTACAAGTTCATGGCCTGAAAATTTAATCACACTTGATGTAGAATATCTAGTATTAGCAGGTGGTGGTGCTGGTGGTTCGGATTCTGGTGGTGGCGGTGGTGCTGGTGGTTATAGAAGCTCAATAATAGGTGAATCCTCAGGTGGTGGTGCATCTGCTGAAGCCGTTGCTAATTGTGTTTTTGGTACTAGTTATACTGTAACCGTTGGTGCTGGTGCTCCTTCACCAGCTACTGCTACAACACAAGGAACAAATGGCAGCCCGTCTACTTTTGCTAGCATAACATCAGATGGCGGTGGTTATGGTGGTGGTCGAGTAACTTTCCCTGGATATCCTGCTGCTTCTGGTGGTTCTGGTGGTGGTGGTAAAGGATCTGCAACTCCCGCTACCGGAGGTGCAGGAACCACAGGTCAAGGTAGAGCGGGTGGTAATTCGGTATCAGGTGCTGCAGGTGGTGGCGGAGGTGGTGCTAATAATGTGGGCGGAAGTACTTCTACCACTACCCCAGGTAATGGCGGCAATGGTGTAAGTTCAAGTGTAACAGGTACCGCAGTAACTAGAGGTGGTGGCGGTGCAGGTGCTGGTGCAGGTGCTAATGGCACCGGTGGTACCGGAGGTGGTGGCGGATCATTCTCAGGTGGTTCCGCTGGTGCTAGCGGCACTGTTAATACTGGCGGCGCCGGCGGAGGTGTTGTTGGTACTACATCTAGACCAGGTGGTGGTGGTTCTGGTATAGTTATTTTAAAATATCTTGCCACATATAATATAACGGTCAGTGCTGGTTTAACTAGTTCGACTACCACAGTGGGAAGTTACAAAATTACACAAATAACAGCAGGCACAGGAACAGTTTCTTGGAGTAGCACATAATATGGCACACTATGCTTTTTTAGATGAGAACAGCGTTGTCACTCACGTTATAGTTGGAAAAAATGAAGGTGAGGATGGTATAGATTGGGAAGAATTCTATGGTGCAGTTCGTACTTCGTATAATACAGCTGCCGGCATATATTATGATCCTCAAACTGGTCAACCAGCAGAAGATCAAAGCAAAGCATTTCGAAAAAACTATGCAGGTATAGGTTATACGTATGATCCTATAAGAGATGCATTTATTCCACCTAAGCCACACAATAGTTGGATCTTAAATGAGGATACATGTTGTTGGGACCCACCAATTCCGTATCCAACAGATGGAAATAAATATATCTGGTATGAAGATTTAACCAAATGGATTGTTATTAATTTAGATTAAGAAAGAGAAAAAATCATGGCTTTACCTACATCAAGAGCTACTTTTAAAGAGTATTGTTTGAGGGCTCTTGGAAAGCCTGTCATTGAAATAAACGTCGACGATGATCAAGTAGATGATCGCATTGACGAAGCACTCAAATATTATTGGGACTATCATTTTGATGGATCCGAAAAAATTTATTACAAATATCAGGTGACAGATCAAACAAAAATTGATCGCTATGTGCCAATGCCTGAAAACGTTATCGGTGTAGTAAATCTTTTCCCCATCGGACAGGCATTGAATACAAATAATCTATTTAATATTAGATATCAGATCGCCCTCAATGATCTTTACACTTTGACTTCTGTTTCAATGGTGCCATACTATATGGCACTGCAGCATGTGCAGTTCCTGGAACAGATGTTAGTGGGCCAGCAGCCAATTAGATATAATCGACACATGAATAGATTATACGTTGATATGGATTGGAATATTATAAGTTCTGGCGATTACATTGTGGCCGAAGCATATCAAATTGTAGATCCAGATGTTTACACTGATGCGTGGTCAGATAGATGGCTTCTTCGTTATGCTACTTGCTTGATAAAACAACAATGGGGCACAAATCTAAAGAAGTTTGAAGGTATGCAATTGCCTGGTGGTATCCAATTTAATGGTCAAAAGATCTATGATGAAGCATTACAAGAAAGAAATGATCTTGAACGTGATATGATCACATCATATAGTTTACCAGTAACCGATCTGATTGGCTGAGAATATACCTTTTGTATAAATATACCCATGACAAGCAAAGGAGAAAGTCATGGAAAAGTATGGATTTGTTTATATCTGGTTTGATCGTAAACATAAACGGTATTATATCGGAGCTCATTGGGGCACTGAAACTGATGGTTATGTTTGCTCATCGCCGTGGATGATAAAAGCATACAAAAGAAGACCGTTTGATTTTAAAAGACGTATATTGGAACGAATTTATACTAATAGAAAACAAACATTTATTGCTGAAGAAAAATATCTTGATTTAATAAAACAAGAAGAGTTTGGTAAAAAATATTATAATTTACGAAATATAAAAGGTCATTGGTCTGCTGAAGATAATATTAAAACCATTTCTGAAAAGATTTCTATTAAGACAAAAGAGGCAATGCAAAGACCAGAAGTAAGAGAAAAATATCTTGAGGGTTTAGCAAAAAGAAATAATAGATCAAGTGATTTAGATGTGCGTGAAAAAAGAAGTAAAGGTATGAAAGGTAAAAATGTTGGCAAAATAACGGTCAAGTTTGCAACCGGTGAAGGTAAAGCTTTTCATATAACTAAAGATGATCCCAGATTATTAACTGGTGAAGTTATTCACGTTACACAAGGTTTGAAAAGAGGTCCCCACTCTGAAGAAAGAAAAGAGCATCTAAGAAAAACCTCACATTTTCATGTAATAAATAGCATCAAGAAAAAATGCATGTACTGTGATTTTATGGGTAATGCAGCATCATTAGGAAGGCATCATAATGATAAATGTAAAAATAAACCTCAATTCATGTGCCTAGGATAACTTATGCGTGGTTCATCAAATTTCTACTTCAATAATTTTTCTTCATCTGGAGAACAAGATCTTTTACATGATCTGATTATTGAATCCATCAGTATATACGGGCAAGATATGCTTTATATCCCTAGGGAAGTAGTAAACTACGATAAACTTTTGGGTGAAGATGACCAATCAAAATATACCAAATCATATCAGATTGTAACTTATATCGACTCCATAGATGGATTTTCTGGTGATGGGCGCTTTATTTCTAAGTTTGGTTTGGAGATTAGAGACCAAGTAAATTTGGTAATTGCACAGAGAGTATTTACAGAAGAAGTTGGATCACAAACTGGTCAATCCAGACCAAATGAAGGTGATTTAATGTTTTTCCCGTTAAACAGAAAAACATTTATTGTTAGATTTGTTGATAAGTACTCAATGTTTTATCAACTTGGTACTCTTCCAACTTGGAAACTTACATTAGAACTATTTGAATATTCCAATGAAATATTTGATACCGGAATTCCAGATATAGATATTCTTCAGGAAAAGTTTTCTTCAAATATTATTGATTGGGCATTACTCGATGAAAACGGTGATTACATAGTTGATGAATCAGAAAATATTTTGGTCATTGAAAAATACAATGTTGAATCAATTAACTTATTTGCTGATAATGATGTTCTGCAGAGTGGCACAATTAATTTCCCAGAAGGTTCGGATGATTTCATTGACTTCACTGAAAGAGATCCATTCTCAGAAGGAAATCTATAATGTTTACAGGTGAACCATTCTATTTTTCTTCCATAAGAAAATATGTCATATTATTTGGTACTCTCTTTAATAATATTAAAATTACAAGATCGGATAATACCGGTAAGTTAACATCATTGATGAAGGTTCCTATTGGATATGGTCCAAAGGAAAAAATGCTTACACGTGTTATTCAAGATCCAAATATTGATAGACAAACCGCAATTCAATTGCCTGTTATGTCATTTGAAATTACTGGTTTCAATTATGATGGTGATAGAAAAAGACAAACCGTTCATCGTATTGCATCAATTGATCCAGATAATTCAGCTTTAAATAAATATCAATACAGTCCCGTACCTTATAATATTGGTTTTTCTCTGAGTATATACGTAAAAAATGCAGAGGACGGTACAAAAATTGTGGAACAGATACTTCCATATTTTACACCAGATTGGACAACAACTGTTAATCTGATTCCTGAAATGGATGTAAAAATGGATATTCCATTAATTCTTGAGAGAGTAAGCACTGAAGATACATACACCGGTGATTTTAAAGATCGTAGAGCTTTAATTTGGACTTTAGATTTTACCATGAAAGGTTATCTATATGGTCCAATCAAGAAGTCTGGAATTATCAAATATATTGATGTAAATATCCATATTCCATCTGTTGATGAACTAGTTGATGGTGTTGGGAATACTGAACCTACCGCTACAATTGCAATTCAACCTGGTTTATTAGCTAACGGTGCACCCACCACAAATTCTGCTCTATCAATTCCTGTCTCACAAATTAAAGCAACTGACGACTATGGTTTCGTCATTGATATAACGGAAAACTAAGATGAAGAAATTAAAAGATATTACACAGACTAAAGCACTCAAAAATGCCGGTGATGCTTACGTTCCAGACGAGCAACATCATGCTAAAGAGTATACTAGTTCTTCATCAGATTTAAATACAAATTTGATTCGAGCTCATAAAACAAAACATGATAATTATCCGCATAAGATTGATTCTTATTATCATCAGTCTATTCATCATCTTGATTCGGCCACTAAAAGACCAATCGGACATCATATACACTTATATTCAGGTCTAGGTTTCAATCCTGCACATATGAAAAATAAGAATGGTCATGTTCATCTACCGGCTTATACGTCTATGACACATGATAAATTTAAAGCGCATGGATTTTCTATTGATAAAAGCTATAAGCATGAAGATGGTGATAGACACATTCTTCATCTTCATATGAAGAAGAAAGATAAAGGTCTTCATGTTTCACATTTTTCTCACTATTATGATGAGCATGAAACTATTCTACCACGAAATACAAGAATTAAAATCCATAAAAAGCCAACAGTATACAATGATTACGGAAGAAAAGTACATGTATGGCACGCACATATAATTCATCAGGATTAACATGAACGACGATGATCCTATTGGTAAAGCTTTAAATTTACCAACAAATTCAAATAATGCTATAGCAAAAATAATAGCAAATGCTAAAAATGACTCAGCAAAAGAAGATTTTACTTTTGCTAGAGCCAATATGCGTGAAGTGATCCAAAATGGATCTGATGCTATTGAGAGAATGGCACAAATTGCCGATCAGTCTCAAAATGCTAGAGACTTTGAAGTATTATCCAATTTAATGACAACTGTTGTCAATGCCTCTGAGAAATTATTGAGAATTCAAAAAGCAATCCGTGAAATTGACAAATCAGATGAACCTCATGATCAAGAGACAAAGCAACAAGTAACTAACAATTTATTTGTTGGATCAACTGCAGAACTTCAAAAAATTATAGCAGACCTAAAGAACAAATAATCATTCCTTATAAGGTCAACACCTATTATACCAATAAAGAGTACCAATGTCAACAAATATATTTGAACAATTTAAATCTTATAATGGTAATCCAAATTTAAAACGATCTGGAGTTGCCGTTAACTGGACACCTGATATTATTGCAGAATATGCAAAATGCTCACAAGATGTAATCTACTTTGTAGAAAATTATATGAAAATTATCAACGTGGATCGTGGTTTAATCAATTTTGAACCGTATGATTATCAACGTGAGATGCTCAAGTCGATGACCGAAGAGCGCTATACTATTATTGCTACTGCTAGACAGGCAGGTAAGTCTACGGTTACAGTAGCATTTATTCTTTGGTATATTCTTTTTAATTCAGATAAAACTGTAGCATTACTAGCAAACAAAGGTGAAACTGCTCGTGAAATTTTAGGTAAGGTTCAGTTAGCATATCAACATTTACCAAAATGGCTTCAGCAAGGTGTCACGGAATGGAATAAAGGTTCTTTTGAACTTGAAAATAATTCCAGAGTTATTGCGGCTGCTACATCTTCTGATAACATTCGTGGTTATGCTATTAACTTGATCTTTATTGATGAAGCAGCATTCATTGAAAACTGGGATGAATTCTTCACCTCAGTATATCCTACTATCTCTTCCGGTACTTCAACTAAGCTTATTCTTGTTTCAACTCCAAATGGTTTAAATCACTTCTATCATATTTGGACAAATGCACAACTAGGTAAGAATTCATATAAACCTATTATGGTTCATTGGTCTGCTGTTCCAGGTAGAGATGAAGCATGGAAACAAGCCACTCTTGCTGCAATGAACTTCGATACACAGAAGTTTGATCAAGAATATTGCATTACTGGTGATATGAAAGTAACTATAAAAAATGAATACGGTGAAATACAAAAAATAACAATTGAAGAACTTTATATGATGTTAAGTTTCTTGGATTTATAAATAGTATATCCAAGAAACTTAGGAGTATTTTAAATGTGGTGTGTATATTTAATAATAAGGGATGATGGTAAACAATATATAGGCAAAACTAAGATAGAAACAATAAAAAGACGTATGAATGCTCATAAAAAATCAAAAAGATTTGCAAATTATGAATTTACATATCAAATAATTGCCCAAACAACAACACACGATGAAGTATTGATTAAAGAAGAATATTATATAGATCTATATAATACATACAAAGATGGTTTAAATGCAACAAAAACCGGTAAAGGGTGTGGTCATAACTCACCCAATTTTTCAACATTAGGTATGAAATTCAGTGAAAAACATAGAGAAAATATGAGAAAAAATCATTGGTCTAAAACTGGTAAATATGATCAAACTGGAAGAAAACTCTCTGATGAGACAAAAAAATTAATTTCAACTAGTAAAAAAGGTAAAGTTTCATTTACAAAACTAAATGAAAGTGATGTTCGAAATATTTTATTGTTATATTTTTCAAAACCCATTTTTGAAAATGTAGATAAAATTCAAAGAAATGGATTACCGCTATCATATGATAGAGCTTTTAGTAATTATTATCATAAAACTTTTAATATATCAGTGACAGCGCTCAGAAATATTATACAAGGTAAAGTAAAAATATGGCAACCGATATTATCAGAAATAACAGAAAAATACAAATTTTAGGCCCGAATGGATTTGTAGATTTTACTGGTATTTCTAGAAAAAAAGTTGATTCATTTTTAAAAATAACATTTCCAAATGGTGATATTTTAAAATGTACTGATGATCATAAAATATTTTATGATCATCAGTTTATAGAAGCAAAAAATTTACCATTTCATACTGAAATTATAAAAGATGTACAATTTGTATATGATCCTATAAATGTAGGTGATGATCATTTATATATGGTTGATAATATTATCAACCATAATTGTGTTGAATTCCAAGGTAGTTCTGGTACTCTTATTGCTGGTTGGAAATTAAAACAACTACAAGCTGCAATCCCTATTCATCAACATGACGGACTATCAGTATATGAAAATCCAGAAAAAGGTCATACTTATATATGTATAGTCGACGTATCAAGAGGAAAAGGTTTGGATTATTCAGCATTTAGTATAATTGATGTTTCCTCAATGCCTTATAAGCAAGCATGTTCTTTTCGTAATAATTTAATAGCACCTATAGATTATGCAGAAGTAATCTATAGAGTTGCTAAGTCATATAATACTGCTGCAATCTTAGTAGAAGTAAATGATTTGGGTGAACAGATTTCCACATCATTGCATTTTGACTTTGAATATGAAAATCTACTTTTTACCGAAAATGCTGGTCGTAGTGGTAAAAAAATATCTTCTGGTTTTGGTAATAATGTTGATAAAGGTATCAGAACTACAAAAAGCGTAAAATCTGTTGGATGTTCTATTTTAAAACTATTAATAGAACAAGGTCAATTGTTAATTAATGATAAGCAGACTATTTCAGAATTATCAACTTTTTCTAGAAAAGGTGTATCATACGAAGCAGAACCTGGAAATCATGATGATATGGTGATGGGTTTGGTTCTATTTGCTTGGTTATCAGATCAAACATATTTCAAGGATATTACGGATATAAATACTCTTGCTAGACTTCGTGAAAAGACTGATGAAGAGATATCCGCTGAATTGTTGCCATTTGGTTTTGTTGAAGATGGTCGAGAAGAAGAATCTGTTATCGACCTTACACCTAGAGGAAATTGGTTCTTTCAGGTAGAAGATAGTAATTTATAAATAGAAAAGAAATTTAAGTTTATCTTCTTTAGAAAGGAGTCCTAAATATGGCGTTCCCTGTAAGTCCTGATGTAAATGTGACCGAGGTTGATTTAACAACAATCGCACCCAGCGTGGCTACCTCAACTGGTGCTATTGCTGGTGTGTTTAACTGGGGTCCGATTGGTGAAAGAGTTTCAATTGCTACTGAAAGTGATCTTGTAACTTTCTTTGGTAAACCAAATGCAAATAACTATGAAACATTCTTCACAGCAGCTAATTTCCTATCATATAATAATTCTTTATTAGTAGTAAGAGCTGCAAATACCACAAGTATGAATGCAAACGGTACATATGGTGCTTTTGCTAATGTCGGTGCTGTTACAAATACAGCAAATCAAACTGTAAAAAATAGTGTAGACTACGAAACAAATAAACTAACATTTGATGCAAATGTGGTTTACGTTGCAAAGTATGCCGGTGCTCTAGGTAATTCTCTACGAGTTTCAGTGTGTGATAGCGTAAATGCATATCAATCAAACGTTTCACTAGTTCAATCAGAAGTAAGTAACAACGTAGTAGGTACATTTACTTTAAGCGTCGGCTCAAATACAGCAACTGTTCAATTTACTGGTGATTCAGCTGCAGCTGCTAATACTTTTGCTGCAAATTTTGCTGCATCTTTCAGCACCGGTGATTTAATTGCTATTGGTAATACCACTGTTGGAACTCAACTTCTATCCCTAGCATCTGTTTCTGGGCCAAATTCATCAACATCAAATGTTGTGATGCAGTTTACAGGAATCTATACACTTTCTTCTGATTTCAGTGCAAATACACAACTCACAAGAAGCTGGGAATATTCCAATCTAGTTGATACTGCACCAACTACATCACAGTTTGTAACAAGTTTTGGTAATACAGCAGCAGTTGATACAATGCATGTTGTAGTAGTAGATCAAGATGGTAAATTTACCGGAATCAGTGGTCAAGTACTAGAAGTATTTAAAGATATGTCTAGAGCCACAGATGCTAAGTCTGTAGATGGTGCTTCAATTTATTACAAGAAAGTTATTAATGAAGGATCAAGATTCATCTGGTGGGCAAATGATAGAGCAAATGCTGTAAGCAATACAGCAGCAAATATTACCAGCTCAACAAATAATTCTGCTCTACGTCTTGATTTTGTTGGTGGCCAAGATGGATTCACTGAATCAAATGCCCCAGTTTCAATCCTAGCAACTGGATATGATCTATTCAATGCTAAAGAAACTTCAGACATTTCTCTTGTTCTTCAAGGTAAGCCAACCGGTGGCACCACATCAAGTCAAGGTTTAACAGTAAATAATTTCCAACTTGCAAATTATCTAATTGATAATATTGCTTCTGTAAGAAAAGATTGTGTAGTACTAATTACACCAGATGATGCTCTTGCTAGAGCAAATGTTGGACAGGAAGCTAAATATACAGTAGCATGGGCAAATGTAATTCGTGATACATCATATGCAATGATTGATTCCGGTTATAAATACATGTATGATCGCTACAATGATGTTTATCGCTACGTTCCTCTAAATGGTGATATTGCTGGTCTAATGGCAAGAACAGAAAGCACAAATGATGCTTGGTGGTCTCCTGCAGGTTTCAACCGCGGTCAAATCAAGAATATTGTTAAGCTTCGTTGGAATCCAATTAAGGCAGACAGAGATACACTTTACAAGAATGCAGTAAATCCAGTTGTGACTTTCCCTGGTCAGGGTACCGTTCTATTTGGTGATAAAACTGCAACAAGAAAACCATCCGCATTTGATAGAATCAATGTTCGTAGATTGTTTATTGTTCTTGAAAAAGCTATTTCTGAAGCAGCAAAATATTCACTATTTGAATTTAATGATGAATTTACAAGATCACAATTCAGAAATCTTGTCAATCCTTATCTTCGTGAAGTTCAAGGTCGCCGCGGTATTACAGACTTCCTAGTTGTCTGTGATGGGACAAATAATACACCTGAAAGAATTGATAGAAATGAATTCTGGGGTGATATCTATATCAAGCCAGCCAGATCTATTAACTTCATTCAACTAAACTTTGTTGCTGTTCGCACTGGTGTCCAATTCTCAACCGTAGTCGGTCAATTTTAATTCCTAAGTAGGGGTCAAGGCAAATGGCTTTCAATATCAATGACTTCAAAGCAAGAGGGCTAGCGTTTGGCGGCGCTAGACCCTCACTATTCCAGGTGGATTTAACACCACCATTTATTATCACAGATCCAGTCGCCAGCCAAAAACTTACTTTCACATGTAATGCAACTACAGTTCCTCCAGCAAATATCGGTTCAGTTCCTGTCCCTTATTTTGGAAGAAAAATAAAGCTTGCTGGTGATAGAGAGTTTGATGATTGGAGCGTAACCGTTATGAATGATGAGGATTTCCTTGTCAGAAACATGTTCGAAAAGTGGTCCAACTTAATGAATACGCTAGCAAGTAATCTTAAGATTACCCCAGGTAATTCATATAAATCAAATGATGCTACTGTAACACAGTATTCAAAAGATGGTAGAATTATCAGAAAATATTCATTTATTGGTCTATTTCCAATCAGCGTTTCAAGTATGGATTTGAACTGGGATGCAACTAATACTATTCAATCTTTTGGTGTAACTTTTGCATATGATTATTGGGTACCTTTTAGAACTAGTTCCGCACCCGCCTCTGATATTCCAGCTGGTCAACCTGGTGCTGGCACTGGTGTAGCATCAGAATAATAAGTATAATTAGTTCAAATATTTGAAAGTAATATAGAATGCGCTTATTCGGCTTCGAGTTTAGTAGAAAAGTTGAAACTGATACAATTGCTCCATCATTTGCACCGAAAGAGGCTGATGATGGAGCACTCATCGTTGCCGCAGGTGGTGCTTATGGGACTTATATTGACCTAGACGGCACTGTTAGAACCGAAGCCGAATTAGTTACAAAATATAGAGAAATGTCATTACAACCTGAAATTGATGCTGCGGTTGATGAAATTATCAACGAATCAATTGACATTGGTGAAGATGAATTAGTTAGAATTATTCTAGATGATCTAGAAATTACAGAAAAAACTAAAAAAGCAATTCGTGATGAATTTAAAAATGTTTTAAATATTTTAAATTTCAACGGTAAAGCTTATGAAATATATCGACGTTGGTATATTGATGGCAGACTTTATTATCACGTGATAATTGATGATAAAGATACAAAAGCAGGTATCAAAGAACTTAGATATATTGATCCAAGAAAAATTAGAAAAATTCGTGAAGTAAATAAAAGAAGAGTTCCTGGTGGTATTGGTAATGAAGCCGTAATACCAAAGGTGCAAAACGAATATTTTATATTCAACGATAAAGGTTTTAATTACGGTAATAAGTCTGTTGGGCCTTCAACCACAGGTTTAAAAATTGCCAAAGATTCAATTGTTCACGTTGTGTCTGGTTTGACTGACACACAAGGAACAATGGTGTTATCATATCTCCACAAAGCAATTAAA